AACATGGCCAGGAAGCCGGCCTGCGCCCTCTGCCCGGCGACGGTGTTGGCAAAATTGATTTTTTGCTCCTGCGTCATGTTCCGGGTGGCCGCGCGCAGCTCCCCGAGGACGTCGCCAAACTCCCGGGCGTCGCCGGTGGACGTGTAAAAGCTGATCCCCATTTCCTCGATGGCGTCCCGGGCCCCGTTGGTGTTGGTGCCGAGCCGCGTGAAAATGGAATTGAGCTCTGTGCCTGCCTGGGACGCCTTGATGCCGCTGTTTGCCATGAGCCCGATGCCCAGGGCGACGTCCTCGATGGAATACCCCAGGGCGCCGGATGCGGCGCCGACATACTTGAATGTCTCGCCCATCATGGCGACGTTGGTGTTGGCGCTGGACGATGCGACGGCCAGCACGTCGGCGAAATGGGTGGCGTTGGCGATTCCGTTCTCGGTGTAGCCGCTTGCCGACATGCCGAAGGCTGTCATGGCGTCCGTCACGATGTCGGAAACGGTCGCCAAATCCTCCCCGGATGCCGCCGCCAGGTCCATAATGCCGGACAATGACGCCAGCATGTCCTCGGTTTTCCAGCCGGCCATTGCCATGTATGTCAGGCCCTCTGCGGCCTCCTGCGCTGTGAATTTGGTGGTCGCGCCCATTTCCTTCGCCAGGGCGGTCAATGCCTCGAAATCCTCCCCGGATGCGCCGCTGATGGCCTTGACCTTCGACATGGTCGCCTCAAACGCTCCAAATGTGTTTATGGCGTCCGATGCGCTGAGTGATATGCCCAAAACTGCGCCCGCCTGCAATATCGGGTTGCGGAGCATGTTAAAAATCCCTTGCAGCGGGGCGGTGGCCTTGTCGACCACTCCGACCGTGAAATTCCACGCCTTGCCGGCCACGCTTTTGATCTTGCTTTCGGCTTTGGTGATGACGGATGTGGCCTTGTCGACCGCGTTGAAGGCCACATTCCACCTGGAGCCGGTCATCTTGTTCAGCCGGCTTTGGGTCTCCTGGAGCGTGCGGTCGAATTGGCTGACCTTGCGCCGGGCTGATTCAAAGCCGGGCCCTGTTCGGTCCTCGACGACCAGCTCCTCTGTGATGCGGAAGGTCTCAGCTGCCATTTGTCCCTCCCTCCTTTGCGTGTTCTTCGTTCTCCAATGTGACCATCATGGAGGCGAGGCAAAAGGCACGGACGCCGCGCGGCGCGTTCCAGACGACGTCCGGCATGATCCCGGTCCGCTGAAAAATCTGGTGTAATAACGTCGCACGGCCCCCGGCCTTTATTAGTTTTTTGCGACCTCCTCCTCGGTCAGCTCATACCCGCTGATGGCGTCGAGCTTCTCGCAGATGGCGTTCTTTTCGCCCGCCTTGAGGAGGATGTCCACGGCCTCGATGCCGGTGGCCAGGTCCTTCGCTTTCCAGAGCTTCTTGTTGTCCCATACCTTGGCCCGGTCCTCCGGGACGGTGGCCTCGTAGATCAACATGCACCGATACTTGACGGTGTCGACCTCCTCCGGGACGCGGATGCCGGCCTGGGATTTGCTCTTGACGTACTTGGTGCAACGCTTCCGGCACCTGTTGAAGTCGTCCTCGCTCAACGGGTGGATGCGGAAGGAAAAGAGGTCCTTGCCCCTGCGGCTGATGACGATTTCGACGTTTTCATCTTCGTCGTCCTTGTAACTCGCCGCAGCCAAAAGGCCGGTCAGCAGGTCGTCCTCGTTGGCGCGGGCCTCCGCCTGCGCCTCCTCCGGGGTGGGGGTGTGCTCCATATCTTCGGGCAGTCCGGCCGTTACTCTTGCGCTCATAAACTCAAACCTCCATAAAATTCAACGCGGCCGCGCGATGATGCGCGGCCGCGTCTGTATATACCCCACTTTCGGCAGGGGCTCTCCGCTTTTTCCGGGCCCCGCTTGGCGGGGGCTGGCCTCCCGGTCCTCCGGGGAATTACGCCGCGTTCAACGCCAGCATACTCTGGAGCTCCGGCGGATCGTTGACGGCCATATTCCAGGCGCGCTTGATGATGTCGCCGATGCTGACGTTCTGCAGGTCGATGTTGCCGTCGGGCACGACCCCGCGGTAATTCATGCGCTGCGTGCTGCCGTTGCGGCCGTACACGACGCCCTGGAAGGTCCAGTCGGGCTGCTGGCCGCTGTGCATCATGTTAAAGACGTCGGTGATGAGGTCGTCATCCTCGACGATGACCTGCGACATGGTCAGCGTGACCTTGTACGACTGGAGGACGCTGTGCTCCTGGGCGTCGCCCAAGGGCTGATAGGTGGCGTTGGTCACGTTGACCTGCACCTGGTAGCTCTCGACGGTGGCCAGCATTTTGCCGTTGCCGTCGTAAATGACCCCGTCCTTGCCGGTGACGGCGAAGCGGGTGTCCTGCGGGCCTCTGTTGTTATACATGCTTTACTCCTCCTTACTCCGCGGCATAACGGAAGCGGTAGGCCAGGTAGATAAACTCGACGCTGTCGATGTCGTCGACCTCGATGACAAACCAGGCGCTGTCGCCCTGCGGGGGGTTGGTTTCGTCCTCAAAGGCGTCGCCCTGGAGGAGCTTCTTCTCTCCTACCATGCGGGAAATGACGCCCTTGATGTTGGAGATAATGGTGGCCCGGCCGTCCGGGTCGTTGTTGACCTTGCCGATCAACACGTCCAGGCCGTCGGCGACGCGCTGCATGAGCTCGAAACGGGTCTTGACCCGGCGGATTTTCTTCCAGCCTTCGTCCATGTCCCCGTCCGGGGTGATGAGGGTGTTGATGCCCTGCTCGATCCACACCTGACCGGCCGCGTTGGTGGTCAAAACCAGGCAGCCCCGCTTGAGGGCCTTTTCGATCTGGCTGGGCGTCAAGGTCTCATGCAACGCCGCGAAGCCGGAAATGACCGTATGGGTCAGGGACATGTTGGACGCCACGGCCGCGATCATGCCGCCGATGCGGGCGGCGATCCTCCACCCCTCATACACCACGCCGGCGGAATTCTCGGCGGAGTTGAGGACGTAAACGATCTTTTCGTCGTTGTACGCCGCGGCGTGGGTCATGCGGGTGTCGATGGCGACGCTTTTGGGCTCCGCCAAACATGCGACGGCGTAGTAACCGTTGGCATAGATGCGGTCGATGAACGCCTGCACCAACAGGTGGATGGCGACGTCGTCCGTGTCCACACAAAGGGCGTTGCCGAACACGCAATAAAGCGCGTCCAGGCCGGCGCTGTACTCCATGGGGGAGGTGGTGGGCTGCGTGCCGGGCGTCATGGCCGTCTGCGTGCAGGGGCCCATGACGCCGCTGCCGTCGTCGATCTTCGTGGCGATGAAGTCGGTGGTGGCCTCCTTCATGGCTGCGATCAGGGCGTCGGGCTCTTTCTCCCCGCCCTCGAAGGTGATCTTGCAAAACTCGGTGGTGCCCTCGTAAAAGACGCACTCCCGGCCCGCGCCGGTCAGGCTGTCCCGGATGCTGACCGTGAAGGCCCGGTCGCCCACATAGGCGCCGGTAATCTTGACGACGTCAGCACCGGCGTCATCCTGCAGGGTGATGGTGGGGGCGGTGCCGCCGGTGCCCACGCGGACGAAATGCCCGGACGTCATGCCGCCGGTAAACATTTCGGTGATGAGGCCCTCGGTGTTGCCGCTGCCGAAAATCCGGTTGACGTTGGTGTCGGGGGTGAAATCCACAACGGTATTGAGGGGGCCCCAGTTGGCCCGGATCAGCCCCAGGCCGATGCCGTTGCGGGCGCCGGCGACGACGGAGCCCGTCTTATACCGGCGCTGATATACGCCGGGGCGGGTTTTCTTCTCGCCGATGATGAACGTGCCAGCCATTATTTGACCTCCTTCCGGGCGAATTCCAGGACGACCTTCTTGGCCTCCTCGATGGTGGCGGTCTTAACGCCGGCCATGCGGAGGGCCGCGGTGGCGACGTCCTGGGGGACGCCGAAAACCCTTTGCGCGGCGTTCGCCAGCTCTGCGGCTGTGTACTGCGGTGCGGTCGCGGTGCCGGCCGCCTGTTTGGCTTCTTTCGCTGCCATTTCTTGACCTCCTTTATTGCTGCTGTTGTTTTGTGGCTGATGTGCCCACGTGGTTGATCCCGTGGGCGTATGCGGGATATTTCAAAATCCCCCAGGTGGTCCCAAGCCGGATTTGCCCGGCGGCCAGGGGGTCCAGGGTGTTGTCTGCGGCGATCCGCCGCAGGAACATGGGCGACGTGTCCAGCATGATGACCTCCCCCCGGCGCGAGAGGTTATCCACAAGGGCCCTGATCCACCGTTGCCGGGCGCTGGCCCCCGGCGCGAACACGTGGCAGGCGACGACGCCCTCCAGCCATGCGACCGTGTGGGTCTCCCGGCCCAGCTCATACCCGTCCAGGCGGAAATACACGGCCGGGTGCTCCTCCGACGGCTCTGTGAAGTCCGGGAGGGTGTTCTGCCCGATGACGGTGATCTCCGGGTATTCGTCCCGGATGAATTTCATCATTGCAAGGACGGGGTCGGGGTCGCTGGTGATCTGCTCCGGGAAGGCGATCATGTCGAAGGTCACGGTGACGCCGATGACCTTGTCCGTTTTGGTCTCCCGTGCGCTCTGAAACGTCTGCGACGCCTGCCAGGCGAAGCTGCAGGGGTTGTCCCCCTCCGGGGCCATGATGACGCCGCACAAAACGGCGCGCAGGACAGGCTCGATGTCCTCCGGGGCCGGGCCGTCCTCGGTACACCAAACATCAACGTAAAGCGTGCCGGCGGTCTGCCGCTCCGGGTCCCCCCGGAGGTCGAGGCTGTAACTGATGCGCGGATATTGCCGCCCGTCCTTCCAGCCCCGGTCGGTGTCCTCCGGGCACGGGCCGAAAAAAATGGCCGGCGCTCCATCGAAGGAGGCCAGCCCTGGGCTGCCGTATTCTGCGCCGGAAATTCGGCTATAAAGCAATTCCTCCAGCTTCATCTATCGACGCCGCCGTCGCCGTCTCCGGGCCCGCTGGGCTCTCCCGGCTCCTCCGGCACGGGGTACACGTGGACGGTCTCCAAATCCGGCGACCATTTCACGGACCAGAGGCCGTCGGCGATCTCCGCGGCGAAAATGCTGAAAAAGTTGGTCACGTTGCGGATGTTCGGCTGCCAAATGACCCGGATTTCGTCCCGCGTCACGGCCGCGACCTGCCCGTTGCGCTCCTCCGCCCATGCGGAATATTTGGCCCGGATCAGGTCTCCCTTGGCGATGGCCTCCGCATTGATGCCCGGCGCGCCTGTTGTGCTTAACAGCTCCATTGGCTTCTCCCTCCCTTCCTGTTAAAAATACGGCTGTTCGTAAATCTGCTTGACCTCCGGCCAGGCTTCCTGTTTGATCTTGTCCGCATACGGCCGGGCGGCCATTTCCGGGGTCCCGTCCTCCAACATGGGCGCGTAGGGGACGTCCGTGTGGATGCCGGGAGTGTATACCTTGCCGCCCACGGCCATTTCCGAAATGGGCAACGGCCGCCAGCTTGCGCGGAGGTGGCCGGTTCGGAGGGCCGGTGGCTCTCCGGGCGCTGATGCCCGGTAAGTGCTCGACGTGTGCGGTTTTCGGTAAATCTTGCCGGAACGGCCGCCTGCGTTGGACAGGACGGCGTTGGAAGCCTTTTTGATGACGTTGGCGGCCCTGATGGTCCGGCTTTTCGCCTGCCGCTCTATGGTCTGAAGCACCTGCTGGTGTATCTGCTTAAAGCTCACTTCCATCGTCCAGGTCCAGCCTTTCCTCCGCGTAGTAAATGGTGGCGATGCCCATGGCGGCCACGTTATCCACTCCGAGGATGTAATAATGGGCGCGCCCGCGGACAAGGCGGTCGCCGGGCTTCGCCGCCTCTCCTCCGCGCTGCACGATCTGGTGGGTGCAGGGGTGGCCGGTCTGGCTGTACCTGGCGACCGCTTTGGGGTCCGCGCTGGCGATGACGCCCCGCAAAATGGCGCGCGTCTCGGTGTCGTAGGTCGTCTGCGCCCGTCCTTTGCTGTTCTTGACACGGCTGACCGGCTCGACCACGAAATCCTTGATTAAGTTACCGGGGCGGAAGTACATGGCCGGGCCCTCCTTCCGTCCCGCCTGCCCGGCGGTTCTCCATCATTCCCGCGTGGAAATAATGGGGGCCGCAGATTGCCTGCGGGTGGGCGACCGGCGCGGTGCTCTCGATCTCCTTTTTGAGTTCGTCCCGCATGGCTTTCCATGCCTCCCGGCGCTGATGAAGGGCGAGGGACAATTCGCCGACGTCCGTGTCGACCTCATACATGAAACGGAAAAGGATGCTCTCCAAACAGCGCAGCTTTGCCCGCTTCCACCTGGGCGTCGCCTCGATGATGGCGGTGTATTCCGCGTCGGTCAACGCACAGGTGTCGACGCCGCCCTCGACCATTGTGTCCCCCAGCTCAAACCGCATTTTGTCCTTGCCGGGCTCTTTGATTTTCTCGGGGTCGTAGCTGTAGGCGGGCTGCGCCATTATTCGCCCTCCCCTCCGGCCGGGGGCTCCCCGTCTGCCGGGGGCTCCCCTCCGCCGGTCTCCTCGGTGCCGGGCTTGCCCTCCAGCTCCGCGGCCCTTGCGGCCGCGGCTTTCTTGATGGTTTTCCGGCTGTCACACGCGTCGATCAGGATGAGGGCCGTGCCGTCCGTGATGGCCTTGACGCGGGCCGTGGCTCCCTCCACGGTCGTCTGCAGGACGGCGACAAGCTCCACGACGGCCTCCGGGGTGACGGTGGCGTTGTAGACCGTCCCGCCCTCCAACGTGACCGGGACGGTGAACGTGGTGGGGGCGGGGGGCTCCGGCTCCCGCTGGGCCTCTGCGGCCGGCTGCGCCTCTGCGATCAGGCCGAGGCGGATGACGGCGCCCACCCGGTCGGCCGGGATGGCCTCCGCCGGGACGGTGTCGCCCGGCATGTACTTGACGCCCGCGAAGGTGGCGGGCTTTGTGCAGGTGAAAACGCCCATTTTCGCCCCTCCTTTACACGCAATCGTGCATGAACAGCGCCAGGTCGTCGCAGGTTTTCTTCATGTCGGACGACATGAGCCCCTCGACAAACTCGGAATGAGTGCCCTTTTCGCCCTCAAACTGATCGAACGCGACGGCGCTGCCGTTGCCCAGCATGTCCCACGTGAAAATGTACCCGGCGGAGGGTTCGTCAATCTGGGGGCTGGGGGTGGCGTAGCACAGGAGGGCGCTCTTGCTGTCGCAGATAAACTGCATGTCGGCGTCCTGGCCGATCCCTGCGGCGTTGTAGGTGCTCTCCACGACCTTCACCTGCTCGACGCCGAACAGCTGCGCCAGCACCTGCGGGGTGACTTTGGCGGGGTTGGCGGTGGTGCCGGTGTACTTGATGCGCTCCATAATGGCGGGGTGATTCTTGAGGGCGTTGTACGCCTCCGCGCCCAGGGCCAGGCGGTTGGGCCGACGGCGGCCGTTGCGCTTCATGTCGGTGCCCCTTTCGTCGAAAAAGGCCACGGGGTCAAAGGCGCTCTCGGTGAATTTCATAAACTCACCGCTGCCGGAGCCGGTGGTCGTGCCCTCCAGCTGATTCGCCCACACGCCCGCCTTGAAAAACTTGGACGCAAAGACGATGTCCTGATGGAGCAGCATCTGTTCGGAGGCGAAGCGCACCTTGGCCCGCCGGGGGTCGGCGACGCCGGGGGCGTGGCTGCGCTGGTAGTTGAGCTGCGCAATCTGGTCGATGCCGACCAGGACCTGGTCGACCTCGCACTTGTAGTTGTTGTCCTCCTGGCCCATGATGGCAGGTTGCACCTTGCCGTAGGCGGGCTTGCGCTGCACGTTGTCGCGGGCGAGGTCGGCCTTGCTGAACGTGTAGAAATAGCTGGCGGACAACTGCACGGGGCAGATGGGGAAAATGGATGTCGCCACGAAATCGCCGGGGTCCTGGAAGAAGGCCATGGACATGTTGGTCAGGTACGCGTTGGGCCTCCAACCCTTGGCGATGGCCGCCTGGATGCCGGCGTTGGTGTTTCTGCTATTCATTTCTTCGTCTCCTCTCTATTAGGTGTTGCTGCCGGCGGACGCGAAGCCGGCCTTGATGATCTGGACGTGGATCACCTGGTCGGCCGCCGTGGCGGCCTCCAGGGCCTGGGCCAGGATGAAATTGCCGGCCGCGGCCTTGGTGGCCTTGCCGGTGGCGTCGGGGGTGAGGAGGTCGCCGGCCGTGACGGCGGCGGCGACCTTCCACAGGCCCATGTCCTTCACCTGGACGGTGACGGTGTCGCCGGCCGCGACATTGTCGGTCTCCGGGATCAACAGGCCCACGGCCACGCCGCCGGCCGTGGAAACGACCTTGACGCCGTCGGCGTCCATGGCGACGGCCAGCAGGGCCCCGTTGGTGATGGCCTGGCCCGCCTGGGCGGCGATGACCGGGCTTTCATTGATGGAAGTGCCGATATACATGACTTTTCCCTCCTTATCGGTTGTTCTCGTACTGCTGCACGAGGTCGGGGTTCTGTTCGCAGGCTTTGTCGATGGCCTGCGCGTAGGACAGGGTCGGGACGCTCTTGCGGATTTCCTCCGCCTTTTTCTCGATCTGGGCCCAGGCGGCGTCCGCGCCACACACGGGGGAGCCGGTGCCGCCGCGCTTCCCGATCTCGGTGAACGCGGGGGACGCCTGGACGACGGCCAGGTTGGCGTCCAGCACGCCGATCATGTCGGCGTATGCGGTGCCGCCGGCGGCCTTGAGGCTCTTGAGGACGGGGGCCAGCTCCTCCGGCTTCTTGCCCAGAAGCTCGTACTTCTTGGCGACGGACATGATCTCCCGGTCCTCGGTCTCCTCGCGGAATTTCCGCAGGTTCTTCAGCTCCTCCGCCACGGCGGGGTGCATACCCTTGTAGATGTCGTCGGTGTCCCCGGCGGGGGCCGCGGCAGGGGCGGGGGTGGGCTCCGCACTCTTGACGATGGCGCCGGGGTCCGTATTGGCCGCGGGCACGGCGGGGGCGGGGGTCTCCTCCGCGATGCCGGCCTTTTTCTCGATGGCTTCGAGGGCGGCCAGCTCCTCCGCGGACAGTTTGCTCTTGTCGATCTTCATGTCTTTACAGTCTCCTTCCTTGTCGATGGTGTCCTGCTCCCCTTCGTCGGGGGGCGTCTCCGGCTCTCCGGCCGGGCTCTTGGGCTCCGCCTTGGCGATCATGTCGTCCAGGCGGTCCCTGGCCTCTTTTGCGATCTGGAGGCGTTCCTCGGTCATGGGCTGCCCGGCGGCCTTTTCCACCTTCGTCGGAACGCCGGCCGACCATTTCGGGATTGCTGCCGTAACGGCTGCGGTAAACTCCGCGCAGCTCTGGGTCATAAGCGTCGGCTTATTCTCCGCGGGGATTTCCTGATCCCTCAAAATGCTGCACAGGCTTTCCTCCAACGCGTAGCAATAATCCCAGATTTCGTCGGCCGTCCTGCGGAGCTGCCGCTGGGCCATTTTGTCGCCGAAGGTCACGGCGTCGCCCTTGGCGATCTCCTCCATGGCGGCGTCGATCTGTTCCTCGGTGGCTCCGACCGACTTGGCGATGGCCGCGACCACGCTGCGGAAAAAGCCCCCGGCCGTCTGCGGTTTCTTTTCGGCCGCGGCTCCCTCCGGCTTGCGCTTAAACAGCACAATGTTTGCCTCTGGATTGGCGCCCGCATCCACAAAGTCGATCTTTGTGACCAGCAGGTCTTTTAACTTGTTTGCCATTTGCTCGACTACCTCCTTTCCTCAAAGATTTTTATAAACAGAGGGCCGCGAAATGGCCGCGGCCCCCGGTTTACCGTGATTTTTTTGGCGGATTTCTAACTTGCCGCTAATTTGCCGCATTGCCCGCCGCCTCCGGGACGCGGACGGCCTCCCCCTCGATGGAAAACATGGGGTAGGTGCCGTCCTTGACCTTGGCCCAGACGTCGTCGTCCGTGACCTTGAAGCCGATCCACCAGCCCGTCGGGACGGTGCCCTCCGGGATGCCCATGGCGGCGATCTTCTCCGGGGTGAAAATGACGCTTTCCACCAGGACGGCACAGCCGCCCCGTTCGTGCATTTCCCCGCCCTCCCGGTACAACTCGACGAAATTGTAAGCGGCCTGCTCCAACTCCTCGACGTCGATGATGTCGCCGACGCAGTCCTCCACGGTTTCGCCGTTGATGGTGGCCGACGCGCTGGCCCAGCCGAAGGCCAGGCGCTTGTCGTCGTCCGCTTTCTGGATTTTGAAGCGGCCGTTGATGGTGCCGCCCTCCGGCTGCCGCTTCTCCACGGCGTCCGGGTGGATGTCTGAAAACTTGAACATGCCGGTCGTTCCTCCTTCATGGCAAAAGAAAAAGGCGGGGCCTTTTGGCTCCGCCTCGGTGGCGTGTTTAATTGTCGAGGACGTCCGGGTAATTGAGCCCGGCGTCCTGCCCGAAGGTCTTTCTGTACCATTCCTGCAGGTCGTCCGTGGTCTGGATGGTCTTGGCGATGATGTCGCCGTTCTCGATCCACACGACGCCCCGGCGGACGTCCTCGATGGTCAGGGCCTTAAACTCCCATTCTCCGGGCTCAAATCCGGCCGACTGGAACGTGAAGGCGCCGTCGCCGTCCTTCGTGACCTTGCCGTCGATCATGTGGCCCCGGTTGGTGTCAAAAAAGCGAAGCTGCCCGTCCTTCATGTGGCAATTCATAGCCAGGCCGTTCGGTTTCTTCCTGCCGGGCCACTTGAATGTGTAGGTTGTCCGTCTGTTCATATCGTGTTGCCCACCTTTACAAATTTCGCCAGGGGGATGCCGTTGATCTCCTGGATGCCCTGGGCCTGGAATTTCTGGATCAGCTCCGCCCGGTGTGCGGTGTCCTCGCACACGATCCCGGTGAACGAGGAGACGGGGATGCCCTGTCTAAACATGATTTCGTTGTCCGATTTGTAGCTCTGCTTCATCTGTTTCACGAAATCCACGGGTGTCAGGCGCTGGGCCATTCTTGTCGGGGACGTGGTCCCGAAGCTGTCGGATGTGTGCGCATACCAATCCGTCCGGCCGAGCTCCCCGACGTCGAAAATAATGCGGTATGGCCCGCCGCAGTAGCTGTTGTTGAATCGGACGCCGCCCGTCTTTACACCCAGGCGCGTGAAAACGCTGTCGGCGCCGCCGGTGCCCATGTCGCTCTCCGGGCTGCTGCCCGTGATCCTGTTGCCGGTGATGCAGCGCCGGTTCGTGGAGGACATGCCGCCGGTCTTGACGATCCCGACGACGCTGTCGCTGCTGCGGACGCCTGACCAGACATATTCCGCCCCAGCCTTCTTCATGGCCTTCACGGTCTCCGGGTCGTAATACGTGGCGTACCCCTCGCACACTTTCCGAAGCTGGACGTCGGCGATCCTGCTGTCGCTGATCCCGATGTCCTTGATGATGTCGTCCAGTTTATCCTCCAACGCCTGGCCTGTCAATCCTTGAAATTCCGAAACGCGGGAGGGGGCGTTCTGCCAAATAAGGCGGCTCTTGATGACTGTGCGCTCCGCCTCCGCCGTCGGGGTGGTCAGGAGGTCATCCAGGCCCACGCCCTTCAACATGCGGGACATTTCGGCGGCGTCCACGGCTCCGTCCGCGCTGACCGGGACGCGGACGCGGAAGAAGCCCTGCCAACTGTAAAAATCTTTCGCCCCTTCGTTCGTGTAAATCTCGAAGGTGTTCTGCCCGTCCACCACGATCCGGGACTTTACGCCGACGCGGCCCTGCAGGTTGATGGTGTTGCCCTTTGAAAACAGGGCGAGGGCCGGGTCGGATTCCTCAAAATCGAGGTAGCCGCTTGTGCTGCGCCCCTTGATGGCGTTCCACGTGGAGGACCAGGTGCCCTGTGTGAGCTTGCCGCTGACCTCATAGTATTCGGTGCCGCCGATGTTCATGCGGCGCGCCGTGAGCCCCAGGCCCTCGACGCTGCCCTTGTCGGACGCCACGGGGACGCCGGCCTTGGCTGTGGGCACCTTTGACAGGTCCTTGAAGATGTCGCTGGCCGCCTCCACGCCCTTCGGCATGGACGCCTGTGGGACGGTCTGGCCCGCTTTCCTGGCCGCCGCGTTGGCCGCCAGGCGGGTCTTGACCTGGTTGGACATGGCCGCGGCCTGTGTCGGGTCCGTGATGGCCGTGACCAGCTGCGTCTTGTTCATGTTGTTGTAATATGCGATGCCCTTGTTTTTGGCGATGGCCTTGAGGTCGGCGATGCTCATGCCCTTCACGGATGCCGCCGTCTGCTGGACGGCCGCCAGGGGCTGCTTCACCACAGCCGCGGCTTCGTCGGCCCAAACGAAATTGACGGTTTTGCCCGTCCTCTCGGTGAGGAGATCACTGTAAAATGCGCGGTATGTCTCCCGGAGGCCGCTTTTGCGGTCCACAATGGCGTCCAGAAGGTCCTCTGCGGCCTTGCCCTTGCCGTGCAGGCTCTCCGCATACTCCCGGAAAATCTCCCTATATTCCGCGTCGGGGATGCTCTCCACCCGCTTGATGTACGTGAGGGTGTCCTGCAAATTGAGGTCGATCTCTCCCTTGGCGAAACGCCTATACATGGTGTTATAAAGCGGCTCTGTCTCCCCGTAGGCGCTGTTCGGGTGGTATGTGTAGGACATTTTCCCGCTTGCGGCGTCCTTGATGTAACGGAAGGATTGCTCTTTGTCCAGGCCGATGATCCGGCCGGAGGCGTCGGTGACAAAATTCTCCCCGTGGGCGTCGAAATTGCCAAGCAGCCAGTCGGTGACATGCTCCCGCTGTATCTGGCCGGTGATGTCCGCGCCCAGGTCGGTCGCCGCGCCGGTCTGCCACGCCTCCAGGTCGATCCCGCCGGTGGTGTTGACCTTTTTCTGAAACGCCCCAAATTTCCCGTTGAGGTCTCCGACGCCGACCTGGACCGCGCTGTCCGGGTCGACGATGCCCTGGACCTTGTAGCCCGCCTCCTGGACGTATGCCCGGAACGGCTCCGGGGTCCCGCTGTATTTCTGCTGGGCTGGTTTGAAATACCATTCATTCCCGGCGGCGTCGGTCCAGCTCTCCATCTTGCCGGTGTTTCCGATGTTGAGCTGCTTGTTGTAGGTCATCCCGTTCGGCACTCCAATCCCAGCCGGGATGGCCGCCTGGGACGTCCCTGGCGCGGTCTGCGGCTGTGCCTGGGCACTTCCCCCAGGCCACGGCGCGAGGGCGTTCTGGGCCGTCTGTGGGGCCGTGGCGGGCTGGAAAACCGGGGGCGCCGTCTCCTCGAAATGGGTGGCGCACCTGCAGCGTGGGTGAAATGGGGGGATCATGGTCTGGCCCTGGTAAAGCGCCTTGCCCTGGAAGGGTTGGTCGATGGCGTACTCCTGGCCCGCGAACGCCTCGCACATAGGGCAGACGTCAGAATCCCCCGCGGTGTCGACGACCAGGTGGCCGTCCCCCATGTACCCGCCCGCCTGGGCCTGCCGGATATATTCGGAATACCCGAAATTATAGGCGAAGGCCGTCTCGGTCGTGGCGATGGTAAAAGCCCGGTAGCGGTGCTGCCGGGCTGCGTACTTCATGGCTGCGTCCTTGGCCGCCTTTTCGGCGGTGGCCTTTTTCATGTTGGGGTTGTTGGCCAGGAGGTTGTCCCTGACCTGCGTGTAATACCGCAAATTCGCGGCCGCCTGCGGCTTGTTCAGCCCAATGAGCGGCCGTATGGCGCGGCTCAATTCGTCGACCGTGTACTGGCCCGTCACGCCGGCGCCGATCAATGCCTGGATGGCCTGCCGGCTGTCGCTGCTGATGGCGGTGATCCACTCCGCCCCGTGGGTGTTGATCCAGGACGTCATCCCGTCGCCCATGGCGTCAAATACCCACCCCCCGGTCGCCTGGGCCGCTATGGTGGCGGCCCCGGCCTGGGCGGCCTGCTGCCAAATCGGGGCCAGGTGGACGCTCACAAAATTCGCGTAGTCCTGC